GCTATTGATAAGCTTGGTAAAGCTTTAGAAAAGCATGAAGGTAGTTTGTTAGAGAAGGGCTTCCAGATACTTAAATCAGAACTCTGTGCTAATGTATATGAAGCTATAAATGGTCCTCACTTTGATGAGGAACATGCCAGATACGCAGTAGAAGGCATGGAAAATGAGGATGGCACTAAAGGCCCTCATTGGACAGTTGAAGAGACAACGTCCGTTGCCAATCAAATGGGCATAAACTTAAGATCAGAGAAACATAACAAATGGGATTGGTATGTTGCTATGAATATGATCTATTCAGATTTTTATAAAGCTGTTGTAGCAATGACTGGCAGCAATAACACAAAACATTTTGCAGAACTTACCAAAGCTTGGATTTGTGACAAAGACATTTCAGAAGGTAAGATGTGGCATTATTACGTTTATATCATGTGTGATGATGAAGAGAATGATTATAAAGCTTATGAACACGAATATCATAAAGGTAATTATTCTTTGAATCGTTATAGAGAACCAGAATATTTGGACTATGATAAATATTATCATAAACACGATCGTCCTTATGAATTACGTTCTCGTGGGTATGAATATGATGATTACTCTGATATGGAAATGCGACGCATGAAAATGGATCGTGAAGCACGTGAAAAGGATATGCATAGTAAAACCCAGAGTAGAGATGCTAGAAACACATCTATTAGATATTTCTAATTATCAAACAATCAAGTAATTTAAATCAATTAAAAAATAAATCATTATGTTAGAAAACGAAAGAATAATTGTAGACCGTGGTGGTATTGACCCCGGTATCGCTGCTTTGATGCAAAATGCTAATAAAGGTTTTGATCCTGCTGCTTTGATGGCTATGATGAACAACGGTAATGGTATGTTCGGTGGCAATGGTGGTTGGTGGTGGATTTTCATCATCGTGCTCTTCTGGATGTGGGGCGGATGGGGTGGCAACGGCTTCGGTCGTGGCAACCAGGCTGAAACCAACTCTGACTTCGCTCGTTTAGCTGCTATGGGTAACCAGAACAACAACACTGATTTGTTAATGCAGGCTATCAACGGTAACAAGGATGCAATCAATACCTTATCTACCAACTTGAATTGTGACGTTAAATCAATTGACACAGCATTGTGTTCTATTCAGAATGCAATTGGTAAAGTTGGTGGTGAAGTAGGTTTCTCTGCAGAAAGAGTAATCAATGCTGTTAATGCTGGTGATTGCAATGTAATCAAAGCTATTAGTGACTGCTGCTGCACAACTCAGCGTTCTATTGATTCAGTTAATCTGAATTTAACTCAAATGAATGCTGATAACAGATTATCTATCTGTCAACAGACTAATACATTGCAGAATGCTATTACTTCAGGATTTAACAACCTGTCTAGTGAAAACGCTACAAGATTCAATATCATTGGCGCTAAGATCGATGCACAAACACAAATGATTAACGACAAGTTCTGTCAGTTAGAAATGAGAGAAATGCAGAATAAGATTGATGCTCTGCGTGATGAAAAGAATGCATTGCAGACTTCTGCCATTACTCAACAGCAGACTCAGAATATTGTAAATCAGATTAAACCTTGTCCAGTTCCTGCATACCTGACATGTAATCCGTACGGATGTAATGGTGGATTTACAGGTTATGGTTATGGATATGGCTACGGTGATAGCTGTTGCGCTTAATAAGAAAGGAGGTTATTATGTTTCCTTTCGCATTTAATCCTTACTTTGGACGTAGAACTAGAATTCCTAGATTAGACCAAGTAATACCAAAAGTTACTACCATAAGTGTAAGTGACACTGATGAAGTTACTACGTTGGGTATATGTCCTAGAATATGGTGCCAGTTACCTAATGAAGGTTTAATGGTATTTGAAGCTAGACATACTCCTGCTGAAGCAAGTGCATCATTACCAGTAGTAATATCTACTACAGGTTCTGTTAGCCCTGCTGCTAATAGTAAGAGTGTACCAGTAGTAAAATCAGATAGCACACCTTTGGTAGGTTCTGAAATTCAAGCAGGCAATAGATATTGGATTTATTATAACAAGTGTGACAATGTTATGCAAGTTATGAACCATTATCCAGCTGCGACTGCCTAATATATTAATATAAAGTATATGGGCAGCGAGTAATACCTGCCCATATCTTTTTAAATTTAAAGATATGACATTCTCACAGTTAACGCCGGGTACTAATATACACGTACTCGAGATTACAGGTACTTTTAAAAAGAGTACTACATACAGTTTAGGTAAAGTAGTAAGTGTATCAAAACCCTACGATGAACCATTGCCACCAGGTCAGTTTCCAATGCCTATGCAAAATAGGCGTAAGCTTGTAGATTTAGTTATCTCTTGTGACGGTGAGCAGAAGAAACTGTCAGTATCTGAAGATAAAACAATGATGACCGATTCTACCATCGGACTTACTATAGCTACAGATAAAACTCAAATTGTAGATATGGTTAAGCAATCCTATAATGACTGCAAAGTTAAAAAGGAAAGCGTATTAAAATACGATGAAGAGATGAGGAGATGTGAAGACATCTTAAAATTACTTAACACAACTCCGGACATAACAACCAATGTGACAAAAGATTTCAAAGAACTTGATGAATTAAAAGCTGAAGTGAAAGAGCTTAAGCAACTTTTACAAAATGTAACTACTGTTCGTCCAGAGGTTAAAATAGAAACCCCCTCATCTGAGGAGAAACAAATTGAAATCTAAAACACAAAGGTTGGCTATTTAGTCAACCTTTTTTATTTTAATATTATATGAGTACATACAATAATAAATACGATATATTAGGAAGTACGATTAAACCTAATCCTGCATCTGTTAAGTATTGGGCTGACTTAGCATCTAACCCAAATGGTGGTGACCTAAAATACTTTAATGGTAAAGATTGGGTTTACGTAAACAGTAAAGCCACTGGCGATATTACTGAATTGCAAGAAGATGTAAAACAACTTCAAACAGATATTAAAAACAAAGTAGATAAAGTATCTGGTAAAGGTTTATCTACTAATGATTATACTACTGCGGAAAAGAATAAGTTAGCAGGTATAGCAGCTAATGCAAATAACTATACATTGCCTACTGCTTCTGATTCTACTTTAGGTGGTATTAAAACAGGTTTTGTATCTACTGATACTAAGAAAGCTGTTAAAGTACAAGATGGTAAAGCTTATGTAGAAATAGACTCTACTAACATTGAAATTAATGATATACCCAATGCTGAAAGTTTTTATTCTTATGGTGTATCTTGGCAAACAGGTTCATTGAATGCAACTTTAGCTAGAATTGGTAATTTAGATTTACATCGTTCTTTACCAATCCAGAATAAGATGAGAGGATGTACCTTAGCAGATAATGGTACAGTAAACCATTATTTCAAAGATGACTGGTCTGCTAATGAAGATGGTACACCTATTAAGAAAGATGGTAGCGATGGTATGGTGATGATTGAAATACCTGAATTCTATGTAAAATGCCAAAGTAAGAATGGTATAGATAGTATGAGTATTTCAGAATATGCATTAAACGGTTATACTCTTGTTAAGAAACAATATGTATCTGCTTATGAAGCTACTGTAGATAGAACTAAACCTGATACTTTGAAATTAGCTTCTGTAGTAAACACTACTGCTAATTTTAGAGGTGGTAACAATGATGCATCAAAAGATGAAGCAGAGAATACTCAATTGGGTATGCCACTGACTGCTACTTCTAGAGCTAATTTCAGAAAGTATGCTAGAAATAGAGCTGCAGGTTCTAAATGGAATATGTTGGATTTCTTTGCAACAAATACTATTTGGTTACTGTATTCTATTGAATATGCAAATTGGAATTCTCAGTTAGCCTTTAATGAAAAATTATCTAACGATGGTTTTAAACAAGGTGGTTTAGGTAGTGGTGTTACAAATGTTACTGGTAGTGATTGGAGTACTTTTAATAATTATTATCCAATTATTCCTTGTGGGACTAGTGATAGTCTTGGTAATGGGACAGGTGAAGTTGAATACACATTGCCTTCTACTTTCAAACTAGATAGTGTAGTAAAAGTAAAAGTACCTAGATATAGAGGTATAGAAAATCCATTCGGACATATTTGGAAGAATGTTGACGGTGTTATTTTTGATATTAAATCTGATTCAGATGGTGGTACTAGTACTATATACTTAGCAAAAACTGAAGCTGATTATGGTGACACTGTTACTGAAGGTTTTAGTGAATTAGGACAATTACCTAGAAAAGGTGGTGCTATCTCTGATACTTACTTGGGCACATTCATCCCATCAGAAGTAACAGGAGCTAGTTCTACTACAGGTAGATGCGATAACTTCGAAACCATTATAACTAGTTCTTCTTTAAGAACTTTGTTCTACGGCGGTACTGCTAATAGCGGCGCTTCTGCCGGTCTCGGTTGTTGTTCTTCGTATTATGCGGTCGGTTATTCGGGTGCTTATTATGGTTCGCGTTTAGTATATAGACCATAAACATTTATAGGTTGATGTCAAGTAAAAAACAGCAGTAATGCTAATAACAGCACTAATGCCAGTCTCAGTTATTGTAATTCGAATAATACAGTCAGTAATTCGAATGCTAATTATGGTTCACTTAAAATTTCTTTTTGTTTTGACATGACCTTGGCTCTTGCCAAAAAACAAATAATAAAATCAGCGGTGTTAGTAGTTTCGACGAACGCTCCTCTTATCACAATTTTAATGAAAAGAGTTTCTAATATATTTGAAGGTATCATAAATTATAATAACATCTTGTATGCAGATGAAAAAGCTCGTAAAGGGAAATTACATTCATATGGTGTTAAACATCATGATAGAAATCGTGAACGTAATCTTCATAAGCTACAGGATGCCTTAACAAATTTAACTTACAAAACTTCAGAATATAGTTTATTCACAATTCATGAACCAAAAGAAAGATTAATATATAGATTGCCATACTTTCCAGATCGTATAGCTCATCATACACTTATGAACTATTTAGAGCCTATATGGGAGAAGATATTTATTGCACATACTTATGCTTGTAGAAAGAATAAAGGTATTCACAAAGCAGCACAAGATATAAAGAAAGTACTGAGGAAAGATGTAGTTAATACTCAATATTGTTTAAAATTAGATATTAAGAAATTCTATCCTTCTATAGACCATGAGATTCTTAAGTCTATAGTAAGAAGAAAAATAAAAGATACTAAAGTATTAAAATTATTAGATGAAATAATTGATTCAGCACCAGGAGTACCTATTGGTAATTACTTATCACAGTACTTTGCTAATCTATATCTAGCTTACTTTGATCATTGGATTAAAGAATGTAAGAAAATAAAATACTATTTCAGATATGCTGATGATATAGTAATCTTTAGTAAAGATAAAGAGAGTTTACACACTTTAATCAAAGATATAATAGAATATTTAAATATCAATTTAAAACTAACAGTAAAGAGTAACTATCAAGTATTTCCTTTAGATTCAAGAGGATTAGACTTTGTAGGATATAAATTCTATCGTACTCATACATTACTTAGGAAAAGTATCAAACATAGGATGTGTAAATGTTTGTCTAGGTTATACAATAAGACGTATAGTAATTCATATGCTAGACGTAAAGTATGTTCTTACTTCGGTTGGTTGAAGTTTTGTAATTCTATCAATTTTTGTAAAAAGTTAGTATTAAGGGTTTGTAAGAAATATAATCTAACAACACCTGAAATATTTGCACCTAAGAAAGATATTATATCAAATGTCTTAGATAAGAAATTAAAGTTTATAGGTTATAAAATCTATAATAAGTATTTTAAATTATATGTAATTACTAATAAACTAATTAGTGTTACATCTAAAAGTAGATTATTGTTAAGTTTAATGAGAAATATTATAAGTACTTATATAATTATAATATTTCATAAAAGATATAATGCATATGAAATCTTGCTATAGTGAACGTCCTGAAATGATTCAAAAGTTAGATGATAATTCTTACGCTTTTAATTATAATATTGAAGAAGTAAAGAAGGACGATAATACATATTATGAATGTGAACAAGTAATTATTAATGAATCTAATATCAATGATGATTCCATTATTCGTGATGTATTACTTAATAATTGGGATGTTAATCAACAATTGAAAATGGTTAATGATTATTTTGCATATAAGTTAGGTTTAAACAAAGATGAAATGTGTAAAACAAGATATGAAAACTTCTTGGATTTTAGATCTAAACTTAAAACAAGTGTAACTAAAAGTATAATCTAATGGAACTCAGATTAGATAGAATATTTCGTACTAATGAATATACTATTGGGGAGTTATATGTGGATGGTGCTTATCTATGCGATACACTTGAAGATCCAGTAAGACCATTACCTGAAGTATGTCCTAATACACCTAAAGGAATTGCATGTAAATGCAAGGAAAAGGTGTATGGGGATACTGCTGTACCTGCTGGTACGTATGAGGTGAAATTAAGCTATTCTAACCGTTTTAAGCGTGTTATGCCTGAGATACTTAATGTACCTCACTTCTTAGGTATACGTATCCACAAAGGCAATAAAACAGCCGATACTGAAGGATGTATACTGGTAGGTACTTGGGATGGGATGAAAGAAGATTGGATATCTAATTCTACTGTAGCTTATAACAAGCTTATACCCCTACTTCAGAAGGCGATGGATAATAAAGAACAAATAACAATAACAATAAATAACTTATAAGTATGAAGAAACATTATGAAACACATGTAGAAGATACAGATAAGCTTATAAGTGTTGCAGGTCCTGTATTAGATTATAAGTCTTGGTATGAGCAATACAGGAAATTAATGGAAGAACAAGCTCAACGTAAATACGGTCTTTATACCCCTACTTCAGAAGGCGATGATGATGATTTCCCATCTATACCTGGTATGATTGCAAGATACTCAGCATTAGGTCTTACTAATGAACAAATGGCAGAGAACCCTGTATGGAAAGACCTTACAGGTAATGGGCATGATTTACAGATGAAGAATTTAGCTTGGAAGGGGATGTCAGGGGTTGGAGGATATGTTGGTGATTTTTCTAAATGGGTGAATAATAGAGATACTACAGAAATAGGAATAACTAAAAGTAACTCGAAAGTCATTATTGATGTTAAAGTATCACAGGGTTCAGGAAAGAATATTGTGTTTATCAGTAAATCTAATTTAGGTATATCTAATAATGTCACCATTAAGATTACAAGTACTTACCCGGAAGGAGTTATGAAATTTGCCAATTCCGCTTCGAATAAGTATTTAAAGTTGCCTTCAAATGGAATAATAACATTACAAGATAACCCAGAATATACAAGTAATGAAATGCATCTTCATTTAGCAAGTGCGGATTTAGGTCAAATCACCATCGAACAACTACCTCTCTACCCCGGTGCACTTGTCTTTGACGGAGTGGATGATTATGGTGTCTGTGATAACTTCCCTATTCTGACTAAGGAAAAGGGATATACGGTTGTGGCGTTGAGACAGTGGATTACAAGGGGAGAAAGAGCATTAGGATTAGTATCTAATGTAAAGAATTGGCTCAATAATGGTGCCTTCTTGTTAGAATATAGAAATATACAAGCCGATCATCTTAATAAGCCTATATCTTTTGGAGCAATAGGGAGTGAAATGGATTTACCACACGTCCTTACTTATCAGACATCTAAAAGTTATAATGGTGTTTCGATTACAACTGGTAATTTTGAAGGAACAGATGTGCTACATGTTGGGAAATTAGCTCCAACTAATGTAGGAACTTGTATTAACGCTGCTATCTGGGAACTTGTATTTCTCGATCACGATGCCACCGAAGAAGAACTGACCAAGATCAAAGACTACTTCGTCAAAACCTATCCTTGGTTATTCTTTGA